TATATATTTATAATAAAAAGATAAAATTAAATGGGAAGAAAAGTAAAAAACATACATTACATATATAAAACAACGTGTAATGTAACAGGAAAATGGTACATAGGAATGCATAGTTGTTATGATATAAATGATGGTTATATGGGTTCTGGAACTGTATTAAGGTATAGTATTAGAAAGTATGGTAAGGATAATCACACAAAAGAAATACTAGAGTTCTTACCAACAAGAGAAGAATTAGTACTTAGGGAAATTGAGATTATTAACAAAGAGTTAATTAGTGATGGTAAATGTATGAATCTTAAAGAAGGTGGTTATGGTGGTTTTAAAGATGAAGAACATAGGTTAAAATGTTATGAAGCTGGTCTTATAGGTAAAAAAATAAAATTAACAACTGATTTAGAATATAGAAAAAAATATATTGAAAAACATTCACTATATTTAAAAATATATAATGAATTTGGTGATAATAGTTCTCCTAGGTTTAAAGGTAAGACTCATTCAGACGAAACTAAACAATTAATATCTGAAAAGAAAAAAGGTACTGGAACTGGTGAAAAAAATAGTCAATACGGTACATGTTGGATAACAAAGAATGATATAAACAAAAAGATTAAAAAAGAAGACCTTGAAACCTATCTGAACGAAGGTTGGGTTAAAGGTAGAAAATAAAGATTCGCTATGAGACTGTTTAGAATTTTACCGACTTGGCTTTTTCAAGTAACGTAATAAATTCAATTTTGCTGATGGAGCACGACTGGCTGTGCAACTGATTTGTAATCAGTAGGTTGTGGGTTCGAACCCCACCTTCAGCTCATACTGGTTTTTGATACCGCTTTACCGTTAGGGAAATCTTTATAAGGGCTGATGCTTTAGGAGATTAACAGAATACAAAGTGAGTATAACGGGTGCAGAGAGAGACACAAATTGCGAGTATCGCCTAGTTGGTATGGTACCACACTTCCAATGTGGAATAAGGTCGGTTCGAATCCGTCTACTTGCTCTGGTCAATTTTTTGTACTCTTATAGTAGAGGTAAAAAATAAAATGCGAGAGTAGCTCAGTGGTAGAGCATCTGGTTACCAACCAGAGGGTCGTGGGTTCGAACCCCATCTCTCGCTCACTAAAATAATATAAAACAATAAAAAATTAAACATTATGAAAAACTTTAACACTTTAAAATTAAAAAAGAAGAATAAACGTTAAGGCACTCGGCTATAAAGTTACGAGTGTCATAAGAAAAAATATGCCCTCGTAGCTTAGATGGTTAAAGCACTCCACTTTTAATGGAGGGACCATGAGTTCAAATCTCATCGGGGGTACAAAAAATTAACCCAATATGGTAACAAATATTAAACACTATATTTATTTAAAAATATTAATCAATCGAAAGGTTGATTTTTTGGTTTTTTAATTGTATATTTGTGATTATGAAAAACATGATATTTTTAGATTACGATTCAGAGCGTGAGGGAAATGAAATAAGAATTGGTAAACCAAACCAAGAGGTCCCATCAGATAAAGCTATTGAATTAGAAATATTAACTTCGGATGTTGAGTTATTAACAGATGGGTTGATTAAATTAATTAGTGAGGCCCATAAAATGGGTTATTGGGATAAATCAACAATATTAACAGAAGTTGTTGATAAATTATTAAAAGAGAAATATGACAAATCAGGAGAAGGCATTAATGTATGAAGTAATTGTTGCTGAAGGTGACAAATTAAATAGAGAAAAATCTAAATTAAAAGCTGAAAACGCTGGGATAAATATGTCACCAGAAAGACAAAAACAAGTTGCAGATATCGATAGAAGACTGGTAATTTTAGAAGCTAGGTTGAACGAATTGATTAGATAAGTTATGGCTAAGGTTAGGTCTAAAGTTAAATTTGAACCACCAATAGAAAATATGGAACTACCTAAAGTAGTTGAAAAAAAACTTGATGATAAGAAATCAATATCAGATAGTCGATTTGAAAGACATAAAGTTTCTGGTGATTTAACCAAACGTAATGAAATATCTGAAAAAGTAAAACAAGGTTTACTTAGATGGGCATTCTACGGGATAGAAAATGACAATGGGTATCAGTATTATTTAAAAATCAAAAAATAGTTATATGGAACTACAAAAACAAATCAGTGCAGATTTAGTTGCTGCAATGAAAGCAAAAGACACAACAACATTGAATGTGTTAAGAGTATTAAAAGGTGAAATTCAAAGAGCTGAACAATCATCAAATGGTAAGATTGAATTATCAGATGCTGATATTGTTAAGTTGGTTAAAAAATCGATTGATGGTATCAATGAAACTGGTGGTGACCAATCTGAAGTTGCTGTTCTTGAAAAGTATATGCCAAAACAAATGAGTGAAATTGAAATTCAATTATCAGTTACATCATTGATATTAGGTAATGGTTACAACTCACCAAAAGATATGGGTAAAATTATGGCATATTTTAATCAAAATTATGCTGGCCAATATGACGGTAAGTTGCTATCTGAAGTTGTTAAAAACTTACTAACAAATACTGACTCTATTGTATAATGGATAGTAACGAAAGATTAATCGAGGATATTAAAAAGTTAATCAAATTCTATGAGGGGATACCACAAAGTACCCCTCAATTAGAACTATACGTTAAAAAACTCCATCAGCAATTAGATGAATTAACAAACGAACAAAATAATCAAAAATGAGTAAATCTGTTTTAGTAGCTGTGGCTAATGACGGCCAACAAAGTATGCCATTAGATGTTGTTAGTAAATGGGACCCAGATAAGATATCATTCTTTGGTGACACAGTGTTTTTTAAAGTTGAAGATACATACCTTTCCATGAAAAAATTAGATTTTTGTAATATTTTCACAGAAAAGTGTGCATTTATAAAATATAAATAATATATTTGCATATGGGATTAATAAAATTTGAATTAAAAGAGGACCACATCAAGTTGTTGAAACATCTTAGATGGTCTATAAAATCAGACCAGATTATATCTAAAGGTGATGATAATGAAGAATTTGGTGATTCACCATTTGGTGGTGATGATTTAGTTGAAGACATGTGTATCATATTAAATGGTAGACCAATTGACTTTGACCCACTTGATGATGAACAACTTGTTTCTGAAGTATCTGATGAAGAAAAAAGTAAACTGTTGGAATTGTTTAATGAATTACCAACTGCATTAGATATTATACTATATACTAGTTCATTTGAACTTGGACATTACAAGAGTAAATGGTATGATAGAAATTGGATTAAATATGAACCTAAAATTAAATTAGTATGAGTAAATTTGAAGATGCGTACATCATTGTTAAAGTTTTAACAAAAAAAGGTGGTAAACCTCAACATGTATTCCTTGTTGATAGTAATAATGAAGTTTTAGAATTTAATAGTGAAAATGAAGCTAAAAACATAGCTGAATTATTTGAAACAAATTCTGAAAATGGTTGGGAATATTATGTAAAAAAGATTTAATATGAATTGGACTGATTTTAATTTAAAAAAATATATGGAAGCCGCACCAATAATTAGTAACGATGAAGAACTAAATGAGTTACTAATCGGTTGCAAAAACAACGAATCAAAGTATCAAGCAAAGTTTTATTCTAAATACTATTATGTAGTGTATAATTCTTGTAAAAAATATGTTAAAGTATCGTGTGATGCTGAGGATATAACTCAAGAAGTATTTATAAAATTAATGAGTAAGTTAAAGACATTTAATGGTAATTCACCAGGTCAATTTGTTAACTGGTTAAAAATGGTTAGTAAAAATTGTGCTGTAGATATTTTGAGGGTTAAAAAAACATTTATAAATATTGATGATATATCATTAGATATTGAATTTGACACTATTGATTTAAACATTATTGATGGTCCTAATACTAAAATAGAACATGATATAAAAAACTCAATATCTAAATTAAGTCCACAATTTAAACGAGTTTTTGAATTATACTATTTGGATAATTACACACATCAAGAAATTGCTGATGAATTAAATATCAATATTGGTACATCAAAATCAAATTTATTTAAAGCTAAAATGAAACTAGCACAATTGCTTAAGCAATATAACAATAATTTTAATTAAAATTTATGAAATTTAAAGATTTAACAGAAGCGGACAAGGAGTATGCTTATGGCATTTATACAAACAAGGATTTATCTTGGGATGATAGAATGTCTAAACTCGTAGAATTCTTCGGGAAATCAGAAAGAACAGTTAGAAAATGGTGTTCAGAAAAACTAAACTTCAAAGAAAAGGTTGATATTGAGCCAGAACAATATGTAAAAGCCAAAGAAAGAAAACATGATAAATCTAAAAAAAGATTCATAATCACTTGGGCCCAAAATAATACACCAGTTCACACTAATTTTTTAAAAAATATTGAAGCATATGGTGATTACATCGGTGCTGATATTCACATAATCGCTGGTAGATACAAGAACCCAACATCGATTTGGACTCAAGGTCAGGAAGATAACGAATTTTGGGATAAATCAGTATTAGATTATTTAGATGCTAATAGACATGACGTACATAAATATGTTTCTATATTATCTGATATTAAAGTACACCCAACAGCAGTTAACCCATTGACTGGATTACATAGCATTAGCGGTGTTAATTCTTGTGTTGTAGGTTCACCTAAGGTACAGATGGAAATGATTCCCGTATTGGAAGGAAATCGACCTAAAATGATGTTAACCACTGGTGCTATTACTATGCAAAACTATACCGATTCAAAATCAGGTAAGGTTGGTGAGTTCCACCATACATTTGGTTTCGTAATTGTTGAAATTAAAGATGATGAAGTATTCTTTGCTAGACAAGTAACTGCTAACGATAAGAATGGTAATTTTACTGACTTATATTACAATGTGAGTAAGGGTGTTGTATCTAAAATTAATCAGATTGAGGGTATTGTATTAGGTGATTTACATATTGGTCACCATGATGATGATGTTTTGGATAAAACATTTGAATTAATGGATGAATTAAAACCTAAACACGTTATTTTACATGATGTTTTTGATGGAGATTCAATTAGTCACCACCAAATGAAAGACCCATTTGTTCAATATGGTAAAGAAGTCCAAGGAACTAATGATTTAGGTAATGAAATTGATGTTATGTTGGAGCAATTAAATCGTTTTGCTAAATTTGATAATGTTGTTATCGTAAGAAGTAATCACGATGATTTTGTTGACCGATGGTTAAAGAATGAAGATTGGAAGAAACAACCTACATTTAAGAATGCACCACTATATATGGATTTAAGTGCTAGGTTACTTAGACAATATGCAAATGGGTTTAAAGATGTTAAAGGTGTTATTCCAGAGCTGATTAATGATAGATTCCCTAAGTTTATCACATTAGGTAGAAGTGCATCATATAAGATTAAAGATTGGGAGTGCGGCCAGCATGGTGATATTGGTAGTAATGGTTCTAGGGGTTCTTTATTACAATATAGAAAACTAAATACTAAAATAATAGTAGGGCATTACCATTCACCAGGTCGTAAAGATGGTGCAATCTCAGTTGGTACTTCAACTAAATTAAGAGTTGGTTACAATCAAGGGGCCAGCGCTTGGTTACAATCACATGTGATTATACATTCTGATGGAAAGGTGCAGCATATAAATTTTATAAATGGTGAATATACAACCTTGTAATGAGAAATAAATACGACAAACTAGAAACTGAAATACAAGAACTTTATAATAAAGGTGAATTAAGTGCTAAAAATATTGTTAACTTATTTAAGAAGTATGAGGAATCAAATTTAAATAAAATTAAAAAATTAAACAAACGTAGGTCATTTGAGCATAATAGGATACGTGGTGGATTAAAACAAACTATAAATGCTCATGGCCCAATAGACATGAACTTAATTGGTAGCGCAACCAAAAGAATATCTGGGTTATTAATAACTGATGAAAATGTAATACCAAGAATAGCCTTTAACAGCTTTGTTTGGGGTGTAATTATAGGTTCATTAATAACATTATTATTGGTATGAAAGATAAAATTAGAATGATATTAAGAGAAGGTATTGTTGATGATAACATAAAAAGAATAGCTATATTCGATTTTGACGGTACGTTAATCGATACTGATACCCCAGAAAGTGGTAAACCATTATGGGAAGATGAGTTTGGTTTTGAATGGCCATTTAAAGGTTGGTGGGGTAGAGCTGAGAGTTTGGATAGTAGAATATATTTTGAAAAAAGTAAAGATAAATTATCATCAGATGTTTATGGTAAAGGTATATCTAAAAATATATTTGAAAACAACCCAATTTTAAAAACCTTACAAGCATATAGAGAACAATCTAGTAGACCAGATACATTAACGATTTTATTAACTGGTAGACACAGTGGTGTTGGTGATTTAGTTACTGATATATTAAACAGTAAAGGATTGACTTTTGATGACTATATCTACAAAACTGGTAATTTAGATACTGCGGATTTTAAAGTGGAGGTTTTAAATAAACTAGTTAGCAAAAATCCAAGATTACAAGAAATTGAAATCTGGGAAGATAGGGACGACCACCTACCAATATTCCAAGCATGGGCTAATAACCAACTTTTTAAGGTTTTAGTTCATCACATAACAGATGCGACAAAGTAAAAAAAAGGGAGCCAATAGGTTCCCTTTTTAATTTTCGTTTATATTTATCATTAAACGTTTAAAATGAAAGTTACAAAGACTAGTGATAAAGGTATTGATTTAATTAAATTATTTGAAGGTTTCAGTTCAAAACCATACCTATGTCCCGCAAAAATACCAACAATTGGTTACGGTGCAACTTTTTACCCAGATGGTAAAAAAGTTACTATGAAAGATGCATCTATTACAGAAGAAGAAGGTGTTAAGTTACTAAAAAGTATGTTGGTTAAGTTTGAACAATATGTTGATTCATATTGTATTGATACGGTTAATCAAAATCAATTTGATGCTTTAGTTTCATTCTGTTATAATTTAGGTCCATCTAATTTAAAATCTAGTACTTTACTTAAAAAAGTTAATACTAATCCAAATGACCCAACAATTGAAGCAGAATTTATGAAATGGACTAGGAGTTCTGGTAAAACACTTAAAGGTTTAGTTAGAAGAAGAGAAGCTGAATCTAAATTATACTTTAATAAATAATAAAAAATGAGCTATACAAAAGAACAAATTGAAACAGCTGTAAAAGCTAAAGGATATAAATGGTTTGAAGATGACGCTAACAAAGGTTTTGATGTAAACATTGTTGGTGTTAGGAATAATGCACCGACTGTTGCAGATAAAGTAACAAATGTATTTGATGATTTCATTACAATTTCATTTAAGAATGAAAAAGGTATTTGGGAATCTTATTGTTGGAACGCAACAGTTGACCCAGGTAAAAAAGGGGTGCAACAATTCAGTAATAAAAAAGGTGTTGCTAGATTGGTACCAGGTCAATATAGAGGTGTTTGGTCAGTTGATAAACATCAGGGTAAATACGATGCATTATGTCAAAGATTGGGTAACGTAACTGTATTTCGTGATGCCAATAAAAACTTAACATTTGAAGAAGGTGTAACTGACACTGGTATGTTTGGTATTAATATACACAAAGCTGGTCAAGATTCTACATGGGTAGAAAATTGGAGCGAAGGATGCTCTGTGTTTAAACGAGTTAAAGACTTTGATGTATTCATGAAGATTTGTAAGAAAGCTGCTAAGATACATGGCAACAAATTTAGTTATACACTATTAGAAAGCACTGATATAATTTAAAAAAAAGCCAAAGAAATTTGGCTTTTTTCATTTATTATAAGTATCTTTGTAAAAAACTACAAAAAATTGATGTTTAAAAAAGGAGATATTGTAAGTGGTGAAATAGGCTTTACTGGATTTGGTTCTGGTTATGTTACAAATGAACATATAAAACGAGGTATATATGTTAATAAAAATAATACAAATAAATCATTACATTTAGATAAGGTTAATGTTGAATTAACTAAAGTTGATGGTGGACAATTCGAGGGTAAAGTTGTAGAAATTATAGAAAGATTTAAAACTGAGTTTGTTGGTACAATGCAAATATCTATTAAACATGCTTTCTTTATTCCAGACAACAAACGAATGAATATCGAT